CACCGACCACACAATTTTATTAAGTTACTGTATTATTTAAGGTGGAACAGTGGGCCACGCTGCCAACACATAATATGTTGGCACATTGAGAAAGAAAACAGGATTGTAATCCGTACCTGCAGCACAATAGAAACTTTGTACTGCATGGTTATCAGCTTTCTCATATCTACGTACAACAGTTTGTAGTGTATCTGTATCAGAATCATCAATTGCTGTCCCTAACGTCCGTGTTTCGGGATTATTTGATTGCATCTTAAACTTGCTGTACATAGGTGCTAAGATGGAAAGTCCTGCTTGGGTATGTTGGTTAGTTAAACTCAAACCAGAACATCCAGCATTGGAAACATTGAGAAAATATGTGGCTTGATAGCCATCATCATTTGACAATGTTGTACCAACGGTCAAGTCATAATCAGCAGCTGTGAGAACCTTGGTTGTACGTTGTACACCAACGCTACCAGAAACTTCATGTGACTCTGCATTGATATGCCATATTATTGAACCTCGTGTTCCAACAAATGGTTGTGTAAACCATGTCAAATATGACCAATGCACGTAATTAAAGGGTGCAGTACTTGCACCAATAGTTTCGTCAACCGTAACTATTCCATCAGCATCATAACCAGGCAATAGAGGTTTTCTATTCATATATGAATATTCAAAGAAAACTTCAGATGTACCTGTACTATGGAACATCATTCGATGAAATGATGCTCGTCTCATAAGAGTGCGTAAAGAAAATATCTTTTCGCCTCCATAAATCAATTCCAGACAATCGTCTGTAACTGTATTCTTACCACCAAAAGTATACTCAGCAACTGTAGCATCCATATCTTTCGATTGGACAGCATAAGGTGTAAGAATCTCATCCGCATCTAGGTCACGAGGACCCATAAAAACCATATTATCTGCGCATTCTGCAAGTACATCCACTTTGACATCAGCTGAAGCCACGGGAGAAGTTTGCTCAGTTAACACTCTAACAGTTAGAGTTCCATTAAACTGCGTCAATGAATTAGATCGAGCAGCGACTCCCCAATGAGTAGCCGTTGACACATGGGGTGTTTCATTATATGGTGTTGGTTGAGCCCAAGGGACTCTTACACGGATATCTTTGTCCTTTGAAATATCGACAATAATCTGATAAATTTCTGCTGTATTATCAGATGTAACACCTATATTACTATGAGGATCCCAAGTGATCCTTAGTCTTCCTCTATGATATTGGGATGCAATAACTTTAAAGGTAAAGATCATATCACCTCGCCAATATTCAAAAGCTTTGGCTACCAACCATCCTGGGGTACCTTGCACATATGTTTGGTTAGAAACAGTTGCAGTACCCGTGTAGAATGGTGTAACATCTATTGAAAACAGTAGTGTGTCGGGTGAATCCGACGCTGCCCAAGAAAATTGGTCGAGGTGAGATGGTCGTTGAACAATTGAAGACACCAATAGTTCGTCTTCAACGTCAATTCCCATAACTTTTGAGTCAATTGTAAGTTCATTTTTTGGATCTAATGTCAATTTCTCGACAGGAGTTCCAATAGCAGCAGATGACAGCATAGGAAATGCTGAAGATTTCATCGCATGTATGTCATCAATAACAGGTACATTAGTGAAACCAAACAATCTGGCTATAGAACCTACAGTTGAAGCCGCCATTTCGGTTGCCACTGCAAATGGTTTGACAAATAGACCGAGGCCTGTGCTGTCAATAACCTTAACTACACCATTCGCAACTTTCGCAACTGCAGAAGCTGGAGCTGAAATAGGTCCATCATCTTCATATTCATCCTTGGATTGAACAGCAAGATCGAGCGTTGGTCCACCAAGCTCAATATCTTCTGCCCAAGCATAGACTTGAATAGTGCAGCCACTTCCGGCAACTGAATTAGCATTGTTCAAAAGAGACAATGAATCAAAACTCAATGTCCCCATATCTTGAAAATCAGATGCAGATGTTGCATCCAAATATTGTTTATGGTACAAAAATGGTAAAACCATCTCGCCTCCTTCATTGTTTTCTGCACGAATCCATATGTGAGGTCTCTGAGATTTTCCCATAAACTCTATATTTTCAAGACCTGTTCCAGACGCAACTGGAGCAGGATTAAATGAGGTCAAAGGTCGGTATGATACCAACCCAAGACCATAATAAAATGGTGAAGCATTGATCACAACTTTAACGTGCAATTTACATCTAAGTAAGGAATAGTTATCTAACTTCCGTTTGATAGCAGCCTTACTAAAATATAAATGCCAAATTTGCAGATCAGTGTTCAAGTTAGTGCCTTCAGTCCATGTTATGGTAGATACTTCAACAGGTCGTGACAAATAATCTCTCAAGGAAGTATTGGCCGACTTATCCATGTTGCCATAACTAGTAGACATAGGCATACCTACGCTTTGACCTGCAACAGAATCACTAAACTTAACATTTTGTTGCTGAAGATCATCATCTCCATCGCAACAATCTTGTTGATCTTGTGACTGTACATTCAAGTTGTAAGCGCATAAACATTTACCATTATGCTTGTAGAGGCAGCGATTGCTTGAAGGATTGTTAGGTAACGCCCCGTCAATCTCATCAAGGAGATCGTTAAATCTCTCAACTGTTCTACTAAACGCTGTAATGAGAATTTTAATCTCCTCAAGACGCGCTTCCAATAACTCTTGCTGGTTAAGAGTGCAAGAACTCTGATTATTTCTTTTAAAACTTTTTGCAAGCTTATTTATACCTACGCACCGCAAGCTCATACGTTGTGCGAGGCCCTACAAGATCTTTAGTGTACCAACCGGACACATCTCTAAAAAGAGATTTCGAGGAACGCTCAGGTAGGTTACGTGAATAATCCATCCTCTACTAATCTTGGATCTAATAGGTTTGGTCTATTAGTAGCAGTAACTATTCTTCACGGAGAGTTTTGGTTTAATTTGGACGTACTCTCAAAGCCCGGTTCCAATTTAGCGTCTCAGACAATATCTGATAGCAAAATAAGGAATAATAAAATGTGGAATTTCAGTTGCATGCAACCAAACCATACAAATAAGTCGATGAGTAATGTTGGCAAGAAACCAAGCAGCAAAGTAATAAAATACAAACTTTATTCTTTTTCTGCAAAGTCCCGCCATATACCATGAACTTAGTTGTGCAGTAAGATTGGATGGTATCATGAATCTGCGTATTTGGATGATTTCCCAAGAGAAAAGCATACTAAACACAACAGATTGCATCACAACATCAAACATTTGAGCCCACATACTCCAATTATGTACAGAAATATCATAATTGGTGGAGGATTGAGAAGTCGGATACACAAGTACATCCCATTCAGAATAGTGAAAATCACTACTTTGAACATTTAGTACGTGTGAAAGATGAGCAGATGATTGCCAAAATTGGTCCGCCAAGGATTGATATGTGGGAAATGTACTATCTTCCACCCAATTTTGGATTTCCATCTTTTCAACAAGTTCCATAAACATCTTCCGCTTCTCCTCGAAAATGGGTCGACCATAAAAGAAGTATTCACGCAACGCAGTTCCAATGACGGCTATGGCTTGAGCTTCCTTAGGGATAGATTTAGATCTATTCCAAACAGTCAACATTTTTTCGATCGATTCATGCTCCAATGGTGCCAAATAGCAAGCCATATCCTCATCATACCACCAAGTCCGCTTCAAAAAAGAAGCTTCATCAATATGAATGAATGGAACACTTTCCGTCTCCTTATCTGCCATAGTGTAGACAATATCTATTTTAGCGAACTCCTCTGCTACAGCAGTGTGATTGAACCAATCACATTTAGGAGAGACGGACATAATATTATCATCACCATAAGTCATCAAATTGACATTGTCATTAAATGACTTACATTCCTTTGCAGGATTAAGGTGATAATACACATACCTCATTCGAAGTGAATTCACAATGGAGTTCAAAATAACAGTTAGTGGGTTGCCCGAAGGGTTCGACCCATAAA